AAAATGATTAACGCCCTCACAGCTTATGTCAAAGATAAGACAAACTATGTGAGAGGAAGCTCCGTGTATGGGCCTGAATATGATTATCATATGTCATGCATGTTGAGTGGCCACGCATATTCGTACACACTGGGAGTGTATGGTGTGCGTGCAATATTCATGGACACTGAAGTGGTGTTACCTAAGGTAGATCTGAGTCATACGCATGGCGTATCCGCTACCTCAAGGTCTAGTGCTGCTTCGTTCATGAAAACTGTTGGGGATCAAGCGGGTTGTAGAACGATCTATTATCAGGGGTCAAGTGCTGACGTGCGAAATAAGAGAGATATTTCGTTGTCACACTATTGGACCAAGGATACTGTTAATGGACCGGTCTTGGTTGAAAAAGAAGAAAATGATTTGTTGGCTGTTGTCGACACTGACTACCATATGGATATACCAAGATTCTTAGGCACCCACTTCCGTCCCATGATGCTTCATACTGTTGTGCCTTCGCGTGCTGCGAAGTCAACGGGTGAATACAAGTATACGTTTAACGAGAAGTCCGAAATGACCTATGTTGTGAGCGGTGGCGCGAGCTACAAGCACAACATTTGGGATTATTCGGGGGATAGCATTACAGCCACACGTCGTATATTTGGTATCATCATCACCTACAGCTCTTTCTTGGTCGATAGAAAGCGTGTAGATGATGATCACCAGCTGATCTTGATTACTCCGATGCGTAAGTATCGGTGGCCATACTCTTGGTTAGCTGCGTGGAGATACGGGCACAAGGAAATAAAACGGATGAATGTAGTTGATGGAGACTTCATTCGTGTACACGTTAACTCTAAGGAGGGCATGATGGTATCAACAGCCAGAGTTAACGGGTATTCCTCATGCGTAACACCAGTTGATGTAGATGAAGCGATAGCGAGTATAGCACGTACCGCTACCCGAAAGTTGACGTTAGCTCAGGTTAAAGCTTGCGCGTATGTAAATCTAGAAGAGAAACTTGATGGAGTAGAAATACTCTATGAGTACCATTTAGGCAAGCATCAACAACCTGTGCAATTGGTAAATACATTGGAACAACACGTAAAGAGATACCAATATATGTCACAACCCCAACAGTACGACGCCGACGCAAAGCCAGGTATGGTCGCATTCATGAAACCATTAGTCGACCAGGCTTTCGTCCCTGATCAGACGAAACTCAATGAGAAAATCGGTATTGTTCACAGAGTACTCAATCCACAACTTAAAGTGAAAGATATCGAGTATACTACTCAACACGAACGAATTATTGATGAGTGGATCGCTTTATTGCGTGAAGCTCTGGGCGGAGAATTTCTTGTACCCGTAGACGAAGATGAAGTCTGGGAGAAACAGAATAAACCATCACAGCGGCTAATATTAGAAACAGCTGATTCTCAACCCAACACTGAAGTTGTTAAAACTTTTGGAAAAAAAGAAGCATATGGCAAGCCTAATTACCAACGCAACATCACCCAATTACCAGGAAAAGAAAAGAAAAATTATTCATGTTACATGTATGCATATTCTACATTCTTAAAACAGTTTGAGTGGTGCAGCATTGGCAAGAAACCCATTGAGATAGCTCTTGATGTGGCTGAAGCTTGTTCAAAAGCTAAAGGATATGCCAATATCAGTGATTTTAGTACCTTTGATGGTACAATCAATACCGTTCTTAGGTTGAAAAGGCGGAAGCAACTTATGATGCTGTTCCATCCGTCTACGCGTGCCTTGTTAAGCGAACTAATTCGAAAACAAGTCAAAAGACAAGGGCGCTCTCATATGGGTTTCAAGTTCAACACAGGCCAGTCTGTGTTGTCCGGATCCCCCGAAACATCAGTAATGAACACTGATGATAACGCCTTTACCATGTTTTATGCTTGGAGGTGTACTATCAACCCTTTAACTGGTTGTTACTACACCCCGGATGAAGCATTCGCACGGTTAGGATGTTATCTAGGGGATGATGGTTTGACACCTGATCTACCACGTGAATCAGCAGAACGAGCAGCTAAGGAATTAGGTCTCACGTTGAAAAGTGAAGTAGTTAAGAAAGGCTGTATGGGCGTTAACTACTTAGCCAGATACTATGGGCCCGGGGTCTGGTTTGGAGACCCCTCTTCCTGCTGTGATATAGCAAGACAACTTTCAAAATTTCACGTGACAGTCGCTTTAAGCAATAGCATAACGCCAGAGCAAAAACTATATGACAAGAGCTACGCGTTGTGTTTGTCTGATTCCAACACTCCTGTTATCGGGCCCTTCGTTGGAAAAGTCGTTAGATTGTATAACGATAGACACTACGAAAACATTTGCAATATTTGGAATGGAACGGTTGACCAAGTCGACCACTATCCAAATCATGCTGAAGATTGGATGCATGATTTGTTTGACATGCAGCTTCCTGATTTTGACCTGCCAGCTTTTGAGTGCTGGCTCGCAACTATATCCGCAGAAAGTAGATCGAAGCTTCTTGAACCTCCTTGTTTCCACAATGACCTGTGTGTTAACCCTAAGCCCGGTGTGCTTAATATTGGTGACGACCTTATCGTTGTTAAAGATATTACATCGGGATCTGGAAAACCTACTGAGCCGAAGAGATTGGATGCTCAGAAAACAGGCCGAAACGTACGAGAGGGTAAGGAATTTGTCAAACCTAAAAGAAATGCAAACCGTAAGAGTAGGCGAAGAGACAATACAAAGTCCATGGCGTCGTCGACAAAGCAGGAATCTGGACCTGCGAATTCCCACCGCACCAACCCTCGAGCAGGTGGAGTAGACCAGAGGGACCGTGTGAGGACACGGTATCAAGTGAAGCAGAGAAACTAAGTCTGATAGCTTGTTCGCCTTAAAACACCCCTAGCTATGTCTAGGCCCCCC